GGCTCTTAGATTATTTTATTAACACAGTTATTCCAAAGTTTATTCAATTTAAGGATGCAGCACTTAAGCCAGTTACTGATGCTATTGCAAGAAATAAAGATTCTCTTACTATCCTTTACAATTTTATTAAAGACTTTGTAGTTCCGGTATTAATTAACAATCTTGGCGGAGCACTTAGCTTTATCGGCAAAGTTGCTGGTGGAGTCCTTGATGTAATTGGCTTCGTAGTTAATGGAATAAAGAGCGCAGTCAATTTTGCCATTGATGCAATAAATGTTCTTATCCGCGCTTATAATGCAGTTCCTCTTTTACCTAATGTAGCCACCATTTCCAAGCCCTCATTCTCAGCGCCTAGCACTCCAACCAGTTCTAGTATGCCTAAGATTGCAACTGCTCCAAGCCCTAGCATCCCAGCAGCTCCTAAGGCATCTACAACTCCAAGCGCTCCAGCCGCTAGAACTCCTAGCGCGCCATCTTCTTCAGTTCCATCAATGGGAGCTGGCGCATTTCCAAATGAAAGAATTGGCGCGGAAGGTGATTATTTAGATCGCAATAATGTTGTAATAAATGTGAATGCTCCGTCCGCTATTGATGAAGAAGGATTTACCAGAGCAGTCATCTTGGCGCTTAACAATTCTACTAATCGAGGAACTACTGGCGGTGGCGATATAAGGACTCAGGCTCGAGTTCTGCTATGACCCTTTGGACTCCAGATTGGCAGATTTTAGTCAATGGCGAAGAACTTACCTCAGTTACTTTAAGCAATTTAACTATTACTTCTGGCCGTCAGGATATTAATTCGCCTACTCCTGCTGGCTATTGCTCGCTTGAGGTTATTAACACCGATGGCACTAATTACGATTTTACTATTAATACCGCAGTAACTATTAAAGTCAAAGACACCAGCGGAGCTTATGTGGCTATCTTTGGCGGTCGCATCTCAGACTTGAGGCAAATAGTAAGAAGCGCAGGATCTAGCGCAGTAATTACTAGCCTAAGAATTACGGCCATTGGAGCTTTAGCCAGATTACAAAGAGCAATCTTTGATGGCAATTTAGCCGAAGGTTTAGACGGCGCTCAGATTACTGATTTACTTGATGACTTGCTGCTTGCTAGTTGGAATGAATTGCCACCAGCTGAGACTTGGGCAACCTATGAACCTGCTACAGAAATATGGTCTGACGCTGGAGATATTGGACTTGGTGAGATTGACGCTGGCGAATATACAATGGTCAGCCGTCAAATTACAGATAGCGTCATTTATCCAATAGTCAATCAGATTGCTGGTTCAGCCCTTGGTTATATGTATGAGGATGCTAACGGCAATATTAACTATGCCGATGCCAGCCATCGTCAAGATTATTTAATAGCCAATGGCTACACAGACTTAGACGCTTCTCACGCCATCGCCTCTGGCATTGGCGTAATTCAACGCCAAGGAGATTTGGCTAATAAAATAATTATGGATTATGGCAACAATTTTAATAACTCCTATACTGCCCAAGATTTAGACTCCCAAGCCGAATATGGTCTATTCGCGGAGCAATTCAGTAGCTATCTGAAGAACGCGGCCGATGTCGAGGATGTAGCAGATCGCCTTATTCAGCTTAGGGCTTGGCCTAGAAATACTTTCCAATCAATTACCTTTGCCCTGCAATCGCCAGAAATTGATAACGCAGACCGAAATGCCCTATTAAATATATTTATGGGCCAGCCAGTCAGAATCACTAACCTGCCTCTCAATATCCTAGGTGGCGAATTTACTGGCTTTATCGAGGGCTGGACTTTCAGCGCCTCGGTTTCGGGTTTATCAGTTACCTTCTTAGCTACCCCAACAGAGTTCTCGGCCTTTGCCCAACAATGGGCTCAGGTCAATGCAGCAGAAAGCTGGAATAGTGTGCTCAATACCTTAGAATGGCAAGATGCGATAGGAGTTATTAGCTAAATGGCCAATACAACGAATTACAACTGGGAAACACCAGACGATACGGATCTAGTCAAGGATGGCGCAGCTGCCATCAGAACGCTTGGCAATTCAATCGACACCACAACTAAGAACCTTAATCCTGAAACTACGACTGGCGATATTGCTTATAGATCAGCTACTGCTAATACCAATACTAGATTAGCAATTGGATCAACTGGACAAGTCTTAACGGTTGCAGCTGGAGTTCCAAGCTGGGCTACTCCTACGGTCGGAGATATTACTGAAGTTCAAGCTGGAACTGGTATTTCAGTAGCAAGCGGAACTGGACCAATTCCAGTAATAACTAATACAGTTGCAACGGCATTTGATGCTGCTGGAGATTTAGTTTATGGAACTGGCGCAGACACTTTTAGCAAGTTAGCAATTGGAACTGCTGGACAGGTTCTTCAAGTCAATTCTGGTGCAACCGCTCCTGAATGGGGTAGTGTATCAGCCGCCAGCTTTACAGGAGCAAAAGCTACTTCATCAGATGCAACCCAATCAATTGCTAACAATACAAATACAACGGTTAATTGGAATGCGGAAGAATATGACACAAGTTCAATTCACAACACAGTAACTAACAATTCTCGTTTAACAATTCCTGCTGGACTTGGCGGTTATTGGTCTGTTACAAGCAAAATAACATTCGCAGGTAACAATACAGGTGCAAGACAATTAAGATTAAACAAAAACGGCGCATTGGTTGCCAATTTTCTTGTTCCAATCACAGGATCAGGCGAGCAATCTATTATTCTTACCAATACCTTGAATCTAGCAGCAGCCGATTATCTTGAAATTGTTGTCTATCAAAACTCAGGTGGAGCTTTGAACCTTAATTTATCAGGCGCAGAAGGTTCATACTTTTTGTGCGAATACTTAGGAGCATAATAATATGGAACTTTGGGAACAAATCATTGAAACTTATCCTGAAATTAACGCCACAGACAATTTTCAAAAACTAGGCATTTTTTTGCAAGATGATGCAGATGGCGAAGGTGCTTACATAGCCCAATGGGATTACTTAAAGCCAATCCCTGACGGCCTAAAACTAGGCAAGTAGAACAATCTTTATAAATAATGCCTAAACTATGCGCAGCAGGTATTCAGCTTCGGGAGCAAATCGATGACGATTTTCCTGATCGCGACCGCAAGTCTGATGGTTGGATTGCTGACTCTAGGCATATTGCAAAAGGCACTTCTGACCATATACCAGACGCTAAGTCAGGAATCGTTAGAGCAATAGATATTGATTCTGACCTATCAGCTCACAAAGAAGAAGCTTATGCGCTGGTCGAGAAGATTCGTAAGTTAGCCAAAAAGGGCGATAAAAGAATCGCTTATATTATTTTTGATGGCAAGATTATGAGTCCAATACTGGGATGGAAGCGCCGTAAATACAATGGCTCTAATCCTCACCGCTCGCATTTCCACATTTCATTTACAACTTTGGGAGACAAAAATGGCAGTTATTTTAACCTCGAAGGAGAAGCTAATGAGCGACTTAAAGAAAATGGCAGAGAGCTGGGCAAAGACATTCCTAGCAACGGCACTAGCGACCTACCTAGCAGTCGGCCTAGATGTAAATGCAATTGCCAATGCAGCTCTCGTATCAGTCTTGCCTAGCATCATTAACTGGCTAAACCCTAATTACGAGCGTTACGGCAAAGTCCGTTAATGCCAGCGGCTGAATTGGCCACCTTAGTAGCTTCAGTCCTAGGCTCAATTGCCTTACTGATTGCTGGACTTCGCTATATAATTAAATTGGAGAATATTCCAATAGTGTCGCGCCTTGATAAAATGGAGAGTCAGTTAGAATTGGCCCTAGCGAAAGGGGTCAGAAATGGCAACGCGAAAGCGCGTAAGTAAAAAGCCAGTCAAGCGTCCAAAGAGACGCAGGACTACTAAGGAAACCCCATTAACAAAGCTTGATTTCTGGGCTATTGCTGCCAATGAAGTTTATAAAGCTTGCCGTAGAGCTGGGATGGATGAGGGAACTGCCTTGGCTTTTGCGATGGATCGCAGCTCTTATCCTGATTGGATAGTTCCTGCCGATGACCCAATTAAGAAGATTGGTTGGGAAGATGGAGAAGAGGACAACTAATCTACTTTCGAGAGGTTGAGCTCTTTGAGGCTCTCAAGTCGCTTTATCCAGACTTGACGCCTTTATCAGCGACCGACCGAGCAGACGGGATAACCCATAACGCCTATCTTGAGCTTAAATGCCGTAGGACTCATTATGATACTTTGCTGATTGAGAAGAAGAAGTGGGATTATCTGGCCGATATAAGGGCTAGGACGGGCGCTAAAACCCTTTACATTAACTCGACACCTAAAGGGATATACCAGTTCGATTTAGGGGCTGTAATCGAGCCTGAGTGGGCTTTAAAGCGTTTGCCTATAACTACTGATTTTGCCAATAAAGCGACCAGCGAAAGACTGGCTGGCTATCTTGATATTCGCCACGCCGAGCTATTGCTGGTCTAAATAGATTTAATCAAATACATTTAACCCGTTAATCCATTTAAGGATTACAGAACGGGAGCAAAATGATAAATAAAGTAGCTCTTATCCGATTTGATTCTCAAGCAGGGGCTTGGACTGATGGGACAAATTGGGTTAAGGGATCAATAATCAGACGATTCGCTAAAGAGCGGATGGGTAAGAAGCAGCTGAGAGGCCGTTTATCTAAGGCTGAAATCTCTGCATATTGGTTGGATAAATATGGGG